CCTGTGAACATTGCTGTGGTTCCGGCTGTACCGCCATACACCTCAAACTTGCGTCGTGGTGCAATGCCAACAGTGCCACCTGAATACCATTCGGAATCTGTGTTCAGTGGATCAAAGTATCGTGCAGCTGCTCGATCATCAGCAGAGATGGTGCAGTTCGATGAAGGGAACGAATCAAGTTGAGTTGAACGGCCACGATTGATATTGATGTTTGTTACATACTCGGTGACATCAACAAAGTCTGTTGACCCATCCAACACATCAGTACCATCCAACAGACTTGAATCCAATGTGAACGCATCAACCAAGAAGCCAACATCGAGCAACACCTTGTATGTTGAACCCCACTTCGCAGCCTTAGCCATTAGAAACCACTGCCGAAGAAACCGTTACCACCATTCAGTTTTGCGTAGCGAGCAGACAAGTCAGCCAACTCCTGTGCGATCTGATCTGGTGACGAAACAATTCCAGCCTGCACAACCACATTGAATCCACGAACACCCTGCTCCGGAGGCTTAGTACCTGTTCCACCCGTGACCGTTACAGGGATAGTCCCAGCCACAACACCCACTGGATTAGGCATACCACCCAACACCTTCGGATACAACTTCATCAAATCAATAAGTTTTTCAAGTGCCTCGTTATACCTTTCCTGTGCTTCAGCCTCACGCTCCAACGCCTCAGCCACAGCATCAACAGCGTCAGCCTGCTTCTGCTTCGCCTCCGTCAACAAATCCGACAACTTCGTGTACAGATCAGAACCAACCGCTGCACCAAATATCGCTTCATTCAACAAACCTGTAGCCGTAAATAAATTATTTGTTGCTTCAGTCTGCTGATCAATCGCATCAGCACTCGACAACTTCGCCTCAGCCAACGCAATCTCAGCCTCACGAATCGCCTGCGGTGTTGACTCAGGATCAGCACGAACCTTCTTCAACGCATCCTCAGCATTAGCAATCGCAAACAACGAACCCTCGACGTTGTACCCAGCACGTTCCAACCCACGCTGAGCCAACTCCAACTCCTTCGCAGCCTTCTTAGCCTGCGGTGAATTAGCCCCATACCCAGCCACAGCCTGATCCAACGCAGCCTGCGCATCAGCCACACCCTGGTTCGCAGCCGTCAACGACTTACCAGCCTGCACCGAAGCCTTCTGCGCAGCAGTGAACGACTTCTGTGCAGAGTTGCTGGACTTCAACGCATCGGTGTATTCCTTCAACTTCTCAGTGGCAGTCTTCACAGCCTTAGCCACACCGCCCCCACCAGTTGACCCACCCAACTCCTTGGCCACATCCTTCACTGAGTTAGCAGCTATATACCCAGATCGAGCCATACGATCCAACGAATCCGAAACATCCTTCGGAGGCTTGCCGAGTTGAGCCAACTGCAACTGCGCCATATAAACCTTCATGCGGAAACTATCAAACATTGCACCGGCACCAGCCAACGCATCATTCGTTGCATCCTGAACTTTGGACATAGCAACAGCCACAGCCAAGGACTTACCTGCACCAACAATGTTGCCTTGCAAACCAAACCCAAGCGCAGCAGCATCAGCCAAAATACGCACAGTCTTGGCAAGATCATGCGTAAAGGTAAGCAACGAAACATACGCTGCTTCCAACACATTCACAGCCGTCTCACCAAAGGTACCCATTGACGCAGTAGCCATCGCCAATGCACCACCAACGCCCTTCTCCTCGAAGTTGTCCACAAATATCTGAACCGCAGGAACAATCTTGTCGTTGACGAATCCAACAAACTTCTCAAAGTATGGCAACAGAATCTTGCCGATGGATTCAGTAATCTCACCGAAGCCCAACTTCAATTTGGTCAGTTGACCGGTGAAGGTATTAGCAGCAGCAGCCGAAGCACCTTGGAAGGTTGCACCCAATTCAGAAGTTGCAGCATTGAAGTCTTTGGTCTTCACAGTGTTCTCATCAAGAGGAACACCCAACTTGGTCAATGCTGTGAACGAACCATTTGCGGCACGACTGATGGCCGTCGAAACAGCCTCAAGGTCTTTACCAGACCCCGCACTCACATCGAGGCTGATCTGCAACAACCGTTGTGCTTCGCTTAGATCGCCAGTACCACGAACCAAAATTGCCAACGCTGGACGCAACTTTTCCTCAGACACAGCAGCACTCATCTGCAACGCGCCGATGAAGTTCATGGTTGATTCAATCTGCTGATCAGTTGCGTTTGTGGTTTGCTTTATCTGCAACGCCAACAATGCTTGAGACTTCTGATCTTCAGCAGCAGCCTGAACAGACTTGTACGCGAACGCGCTCACAGCACCGAACGCAGCTGCACCAGCAATCGCCATTGTTTTGAATGACGGCAACAGACTTGACACCTGTGTCTTCAACCCACCCATGCCATCGTTGACTTGCTTGATCCCCTTCTTGTACTGCTCCGCGTCAGCAAGGAATCGAACTACGAAGGTACGTGCGCCAGCCATGCGCCAATTCTAGATGACATCCTCACAAGCCGAGCGCAAGGCACGGAAGTCAGCCAACACAGCAGACCACAATGCTTTACCTTCAAGACCGTCATACTTCGTGATCACTTTGCCTGCATCCCACCACGCATCATTCATCTCAACACCGATGGTGCGTTTGCGTCGAGGTTGAGCAGACTGACGTGGTGACGCTGGTGTCGGGTTGCTAGCAGGTTCGTATTGGAAGTCGGTGTCAATGAACTTGCCTGATTGTTCGTGGAACTCAAACGGTTGATCTGGTGCGTGTTGTGGAAGGTAGAAGATACGTGCAGCATCTTTGGTTGCAGGGTCACCTTGCAGGTTGATTTTTTCGTGCAGCTCCTGCCAGACCGCTCGCCACAGTCCTGCCGGTACACGCTCAGCCAACGGCAAAACTAAGTGGTAGTGAGGATCATCCAGTCGATGCGAGTAGGTGGAGTAGGCAAGATATTCAAACCCGTCAAGGTTGGCGTTCGCAAACGATTCACCGTCCATGTCAACGACCAACGCTTCAATGAACCGAACCGCAGTATTACCGCGAGTCCTACCTGGGTAGTACTCAACAGGTGACCACAACGCACCATCAGACTTGTTGGCATTCTCCTCATGGTGCATCAAGCGTTCCTTGAGGTCAACCCAATTCGTGGCGAACGGCTTCGGCTGAACAGACTTGACCGAATCAAAATAGACAACCATGAACGCCTCCCTACCTACAGGGTAGCGAAACCACAGCCAAAGTCAACGATCTTTCAGTTTGATCAGAACCTTGTCAATCGCATCCAAATAGACCTTGGCAATGTTCTCCTTGTTCTTGCGCACAGTAGGCCAAAAGAAATATCCTGTCTTGCCTCGATGCCGAAGGAACTGCGTCGTCCTGCCCCCACCCTTACGAGGCATCTCAGTACCAGCGCGAGACTTAGCCCCAGCAACCGTCCGATTAGATGACCCGAACTTGCCACCACCAAACTCGGCACCAAAGAACACATCGCCCCTAGTCACCTTGGTCTTGCGACTTCTGTTCGGCTTCGACTTTGATACGAACCCAGACTTCTCCTGCAACTTGATTGTCGGGATACGGTCACGTTGCGCCCTCAGCCCCTTCATCACTTCCAACGCCTGACGATTACGGGTCACCGATGCAGCCTCAAAGGTTGCTGCGACAACAAGCAGGTCTGCTACACCTTGACTGGCGATACGTGCTTCTTTGTTGAAGTCAGGATATGTCTTGGCAAGATCACGCAGGAAGTCTGCGATGCCTTCAATTTGTACTGGTGCATTGATCGCATCGCTTGCGTTGAATGATCCTGCCCGACCTGCCATACACGAATACTACTTGCCTAGGTGAATGGCTCTCCATCGAAGGTATGCCAACATTGTGAACAGCATTCGTGGTTCTTCTGCCAGCAACACTGATGGTGCAATCCCTGTCTCAACGGACAGGTATGCGATTACCCAGTGGGCTGACTTATCTCCAAAGGGACGATCACTGCGTCTGCGCTGTCTCCCACTTCGAGTGCTTCAATCTCCTCGCACCATGATTCGAAGTCCAACCCAGTTTTCTTCAATCGTTTCTCTGCATGCCATCCAAGGTATGCAAGATCAGTCAATGTGAGTTCGGCTTCAAACTTGGCGACACTGCGATTGTATTTATTTTCAAACGCAATGAAGTCAGGAAACGCAGCAATGATTGTGCGTTGCTTACTATCTAATGCACTAGTCAAACTGAGTGCGATTTTCATTCTCTACCTCCGCAGGTAAGGGATTGGATTATTTGAAACTACGCGCCAGAACCAGTCTTCGTAATTGCACCAGAGATTGGGAAACTGATGCTCATGGTGGCTAGGTCACCGATAGCACCCTTGACCATTTCGTGTGAAGTTGGCAGAACCGAGAAGGCGTACTGTGGATTCGTGGACGAAGCAGCAGCAGTTCCGTTCGGCTTCACTGTCATCGGTACAGCAGTACCAGCAGTGAACGCATCGAAGAACAACTTCTCAATCGTTGGGTAGTCCTGTTGCAATTCCATTGTGATCGAGTTATCGATCAAACCTTGAATGCGAGTCACAGCTGAAGAACCCATCGAAGTTGTGGCAACTTCCGCCGCACTGGATGACAATGTAATTGACGTTACATACGCGCTGATGTCGGTGTTTGCAGTGCCGTAGGTGACTGCCACGTTTGTGAGAACTTGCTTTGCCATGATGTCTGCTCCTGCCTATCGGCGTTCGAGTTGATGTCTGCTCGGCAGAGCCGATGCGATAACACTACACGCCACAAGCAACACTCGGCAAGGGGTCAGGCGTACACCGTGACAACGAAGTCAATCGCCAGATACGTTGCATCGTTCGCTTCAAGGGTAGAGATGTTGTCAGCAGACTCGACAATCAAGTCCTGCACAACCCCACCCAAAGTCCGATCCGACTCGATAGCAGCCCTGATCGAAGTTGCACCGGCATAAGACAGATAGCCATCCAACAAAGTTTGTGCAGTGCGCTCAGCCGAACGACCCACCACAACCGACACCGTGAACTTGTGAGTGATCAAACCCCCACCCATAGCCCCGTTGTACTGGATACTGTCCAGCAACGGCCAAGCGAACGGGGTGTTCACATTGTCAGGCTGGTAGGCGTAAGCGCGAAGACCTGACACGGTTGCCAGGTTTGCAGCCAAACCAGTTTTGATCTGGGAGACGGTGGTGGCTGAACTCATGCGAATAGACGCATGCGTCGGTACGGCTCGACGAGCTGTGCCACGTCAGGGTCAAGCGCACGGCTCACCCTGATTGCACCCATGTCACCGAATCCTGCGACACCCAACGGACTGTCATATCGTTTGAAGATTCTTGATGCCTGAATGATTGTTGCCTGAGTAATTGTTTCAGGGACATACGGCCAACCGAAGTTTGCTGTCACCTTTACCAACGCTTGCTCACCATAGTTGGCATTCACAGTTGGGAACAGGTAGTCACCGATTGCACGAATCTTGTCATACGCCCATTGGATGCCATCAAGATTACCGTTCAACGGTTCCAACTGCCAATCGGTTGGACTCCAAGTTGTATCAAAAACACCATCAGCATTTGTTGAAGTTTGCAAAGTGATTGCAGTTCCAGAGATGTCATCTATGGAACAGAAGAACGAATCCTCAGCCTGAAACACGCGAACAGTTGCAGAACCAACAGCCCAGAACTTGCGATTGCAAAAACCGTCAATGAGACGTGATGCAGCACCGGCACAGTTGTCAATCAGTTCGTCATCAATCGTGTCGGCAGTGCCGATTCGGAGTGCCGCCTTGATCTGATTGCGTGTGGCATAGCCGTTGGTGATTGCCATAGGATTCCAATTCTAGTTGATGGACGCTGCTCCACGATACGCAGTACCTTCCAAACTGTAGTTGATAAACGGATTCAACGAATAGACCTGACATCCGTACATCTCAAACAAGCGTTGCTTCATGTCTCGAAGATGTTGCTCATATAACGCCCAAGGAATATCACCCTTCACATACCCCTCAACCCGTTCGGCACCACCCAAAGTTCCACAATCAGCACCAACCAAGACAATGAACTTCGCACCCATATACGCAGCCAAGTGCATCGCACCATGAATGCCAGATGACCCGATCACTAGTGAGTTGTCGAGCGTAGGCCAGTCCTTGCCGGAAGGATTGAAGGAAGTACCAGGACGACCGGTGGTGGTTGGGAACGTGACAATCTTCGGCATGAACCCTAGGAACTCTGCGTCGGTGCCATGCTCACGATGAGGTGTGAACACAGCAACCGTCTGAGGTAACGCTGCTTCAGCAACAGCGTCAGCGTGATAGTGGCTGAACACGTAATACCTGCGCAAACCGAACACTGATCCAGCGAAGTTCGTTGTCACACAAATCTTGTCATCAAAGAAACTCGGTGCCAGATAGTTCAACGTCGCGCCAGACCCGAACACATACACAGTCTTGCAACAATGCACATCTTTGAAATCTTCTAATCCCATCCGAACTCCCTTCGACGCTTCAAGTCCCAATGCCCAGCGTCAGGCAAACCTGACTGCCAACGCAACTGATGCAACTCCTGATTCGCTTGGAAACTCTTTGCGTTCTTCTCAGCTAACGACGGATCAGAAGCAATCGTTGAAGAATTGTCGTGACCGATCCCAGCCTGCGAAACCTTCACCTGAACATTGCTTCGCTCCGCACGTTTCTCAAAATCGTTGTCCTCAAAATATGCTGGCACATAACATTCACTGAACAGACCAACACGCTCAACCACACTGGCACCCACCCACGCACACGACCAATGAGGCATCGACCTGTTCAACGTGATGTTGTTCGGTTCACAGTCTTTGTAGAACGCTTCCAGTTGACCTGGTTCAAAGTAAGCATCAGAGTTCAACAGAATCCAACCCTCCGCATGAGGTGTTGCTTTGATACCGAGATTCCATGATGGTGCCACACCAAGGTTCGTTGGCATCCTCCACAGATACCAGTTCTGAATGTATTGCCAAGGCGCAGTCCACGCCAACATGTCAGCGTCATACCCATCGCCGTTGTCAACGATGATGAGCTGCTCGACGGGATAGTCAATCGAGCGGATCGCCCGTTCTAGTAAGTCATACCTGTTCAGGACTGGGATGATGATGCACGGCACCATTCAGCAAGTCCTTTCATCACAGGCTTCCAATGAGCCTCCCAAACAGCGTCAGCATTGTATGCCTGTGCGAAGTCCACAGCCACCTGATCAACCCCTCTAGGAGCATCGTAGGCGTGTCTCAGGGCATCCACAATGGAACCCACTTGTGGGGTGCAGAACCAAGACTTCTGTGCAGCATCCCAAAACGGTTGCACCTCTACAGTCCACCCAGACCCAACCAACTCCGGCTGAGCAGTAAAGTCCGAAACAATCACTCTGGTGCCACAGGCTTGAGCCTCGACCACAGCCAACCCAAACCCTTCACCCATACTTGCCGACAACAGCACGTCAGCAGCTGCATACATAGTTGCCAACGCCTGCTGAGGGAACCCAGTCCGATATGCGTACTGATCAACAATCTTGTACTGATCCTCACGAATCCCACACGCAGCCAACAACGCAACCAAGTTCACCCCACCCATCGCACCATCCTTCTCCGTGTGCAGATACAACAATGCGTCAGGTTTATCTTGCGCAAAAATACCGAACGCCAACAGGTTCTCAGCAAACGACTTACGAGACGGACTAGCACCCTTGTTCGCTGCATTCATCATCACGACAAACTTGTCATCAGGAACATCACCCATCAACGCACGACCTGTGAACTGTTTGTCACCATTCACAAACTTGACATCAGGATTGAACACAGACTCGATGCCATGCGGAACATAGAAACATTCCACATCAGCATCATTCAGCATCTTCTCACCGAACCGAGACATCGCAATCGGTTTCACATTCGGACGCGCACACCAAGCAACCACATCTTCAGGACAAGGTGCATGATCAATCGGAACCCACGACGCAATGTTTTGTACCATCTCCAAAGACTTTGACTTCAACGGCCACACATCAAACAAAGTCATCAACAACGAAGGCAACTCACGATTGCCATTCGCCCAATCCATACCATGAGCAACCAACACATCATCGCTGTACGGTGCCATCCCACGTGGATACATCTTGATTCCATTCCAATTTGACGTGACTCCTTCGAGTCCGTACATGGCATGGATTGCTACTTCGTGACCTTCTTTGACGAGCCTTGTGACGGCTTGCGCGGTTTGCGTACCGTAGCCGGTGGGGACGAAGGGAGCATTGGAATACCAGAGGATGCGTAGCGCGTCTCCGTTGGTAGGTCTGCTCGCTCTGGTAAATGCGCTATTCCCCGACGCAACAGAATCTGTGCTTCGAGGTCTGGTAGTTCTACCGGTGTGTTGTTGACGATTACGAACATTGCCCACTTCCTTCTCCTTCGCAGATCGCAGGGGGTAAATAGAAATAGGGTCGTCGCGCCCTGCGTGTTCGCGACGACCCTAAGCCTAGGGGAATTATGGGATGTAAGGGGACAAGCCCCTCAAGCCTTACGGCTGGAGGAGATGCTTGACGTGTGATGTTTGTGGCAAGTTGCCGTCAACACGCATCGTTGCACGGAAGGTTGCGAGACCTGCGCTGAATGCGAAGTCATCGGAACGATCCAACTTGACACCGCCGACTTGACGAACGTAGTACGAAGGCAAGTGGCCAACGATTACGGACTTCAAACCAGTGGTGGCTTCTGCCATCGATGGGTTCTCGAAGATTGGCTGACCCAACAATGTGTCAGGTGAACCGATGCCGAGTGCTGGTTGGAACACGTAGTTGCCTGCCGTGTCCTTCAACTTGCGAACAAGACCGATTGACTTACCAGTCATCATCCAGCCTACGCCTGGGAGCTGACGAGCAGCACCATCAAGTGAGTAGTAAAGGTCGATGAGGTTGTCTGCTGTGAAGCCGGTTGCTGTTCCAGAAGTACCGCCAACGCTTGACGCTGCGACGATACCTGTTGGTTGAGTCGTGCCTGTTCCAACAGTCAATGCTGAACCAACTGCGAATCCAACTGCGTTGCCAACTTGATCAGCCAAGAAGCCGAGCATGTCAACACCAGAGTCTTCCAACAGTTCAAGCGAAACCTGTGTGAGGAATCCGAACTTGTATGCCGACAACGTGATGAAGGCATTGAACGCTGGGTCACTCTCGCCCATTGTTGCTGCTTCCGAGTTGACAGTTCCTACCGAGTAGGTGGACAGTGATGGAATCTGAAGGTTCTCTCCACCAGCGGTGTTGAGGACAGTTGATGTTCCAAGGACTGGGGCGATCATACGTGCGCGCATGATCACTTGGTCGTAGAACGATGTTGGGACTGGTGAACCAGTTGAGGACTTGAGGATGTCACGACGCTCAAACGAGTGCGAACGAACGTCGCCCTTGATGAGTGCGCGGATCATTGCCACGTCTTCTTGAACTGGTGCTGATGCAACAGGACGAACCTGGTCTGCAATCTCACGGGTTGCTGCGTCCATGCGAAGTTCGCGTGATTCATCTTCACGGAGTTTGGCAATGGTTGCTGCGCGCTCGTTCAACTCGTTGTTCAAACGTGCGTAGGTCTGCTCTTCTTCTGCTGAGAGGTCACGCTTTTCGGCTGTGGCCACGTCGATGATTGCTTTGGCTTGGTGCCAGGCTTGCTGACGAATCTCAACTTGACGGTCTAGATATTCTTTCATG